CCCAAAAAAAATGTTCTACGTAATCATCAACCCTAACTCTCAGTTTTATGTTCAACGGCTAGACGTTGACGAAGCCGAATGGACCTCGGACATCCGTAAAGCCAAATATTTTGTAGAATCACGCGCAGCCTGGAATAACGCCGAACTGTGGGAATCCAAAGTTATGGCAGTCCTAGAACTAGAAGACAGGGATCATCAAATTGAATTAAAGTCTGGTTGGGAGCCATACGCCTAAACCTTTCTCCAAGATCGCTACTAGAACCATGTAGCGATCGCCTATCCATTCCACTCTCTACTAAAACAATGACAAGAAAAAGACTGAAAAGAGTAGTAATGATCGTGGGCGATCGCATCACGATCAGGACACCTCACGGAGACATAAAGCTAGTTGTCACAGAAGGAAGCGTTGACTCGTATGCTCCAGAAAACATGAATTTTCTAAATTTTGTTGACAGAGGAAAAGTTTGGCAATAAAGCGACTTTAGCCGCTTGATTTCTTCCACTGCGATCGCTACTAGAATCATGTAGCGATCACCTATTAAATCCATTCTCTACCAAACCCATGACAGACAAATCTTTAGGACTAATTCTATTTGCATTGCGAGAGCTTCAAAGCAACATCCAATATGCTCCCGACGAAATACTGCGATCCTTGCGCGATCACTTTGGTGTCAATATTGCAACTACCGATCGCCTGTACGACGAGATAAACGAGCTTGCCGAAGCTCTTAACTGTGGTGATGAAAATGCCTAATCTTACACCTGAACTCAAAAAAGAGCTTAAAGGCTGGTTGCCTATTGAATGCCACGAAATAAGAGATTTACCAGGCGGCGGAAAGTATGCCTTCATAAGTTGGCAGAATGTCAGGGCAAGGCTAGACGAGATCTGTAATTTTGAGATCGAATTTTCCGATCCCGTAATAGTCGATGATATCTGCTGCATTCGTTGCACTATATCAATCGAAAATGTTCGCCGCCAAGGGGTGGGAGTTTGCTCGATCGTTAAAAAAGGAATCCGAGGAACCTTTGTAGAATCAGCGATCGCCGATGCGTTCAAAAACGCAGCCGAGCAATTCGGAGTAGGTCATTATCTGGATAATCCACAAGTTCAATATAAATTGATCGTAAATCCAGTCTTGCTAGCAAAGTACAAATCTAAGCAAAAACAATCACTAAAGCAAAGCTTTCTACCCGCCCACCCACCCTAATGATTGGCGCTTTGAAAAGCGCCAATCCAAAACACTCTTATTCAAGCGCACCTTGCGATCGTTCAAGAACGAGTTGTCTTCTAAAGCAAAGCTTTCTACCCGCCCGCCCACCCTAATGATTGGCGCTTTTCAAAGCGCCAATCCAAAACACCCAGAATTCGCGCACGCACAGGTAGACATAGCTTTCGATCAGAAATAACCAAACCTTGTGTATAATTTTTCTTACACAACTATACTTTACTTTTATGCCAACTATAGAGAAAAAATCGGCAGCACAAAAGGCTATAGACAAACAACTCGAAGCAATAAAAGATCAAGCAATTGAGCTTTGGGGCGACGAGTGGGAAGCTAGACTCTGTAACGCTTACGAGCAAAAAAACGGATACAAGCACAGATCTAAAAACAGTAAAGTGAGAGCGTGGTTTGACGGCTCTTACAAGCCTACACTTTTGAGCTTTAACGAGTTATTAATTGCTACAAATTGCGAAATGGAAATCATGTCACGTAAAAAAATTCTGTCAGGAGAAACTTATGTTTGAAGTTTATACACTTTCAACGCATTGCAGTGTAGAGATCTCGCAAATGGCGGGAGTACTAGGCGGTATTTGTGTTGAACAAACCGAAAAAGCAAAAGGATTCGAGCAAAGGTTTCAATTCAATTTGGAATCAAAAGCCGAGCAATTTGAAGCATCAATTTTGTGGTTCCCAGAAGTGCTTGGTGTTGACAGAAAACCAATTCTGATCGAGCAAGCGATCGCTAATTCTAAGCTCTGTGATTGCGGTTGGACTACTAAGCAATCTTGTTCAAAGACTTGTGAGGCAATTAATGAAAAGCAAGCTTCCTAAAGACTTCTACCCACTAGTAGCAAGCACCGCCCAGAAGCTCAGGAACGCGAAACTGACATCGTCAGAGTGGGCTATCTGGAGCTACCTCGTCGAAGTCGATCCCTGGGGCAATCGCTATCACGAAGTTGAAACTTTGGAAGTCATGGAAAAATGCAAAGTTTCCAAAGCCACATATTACCGAGCGATCGCCAAGTTTCAAGATAATGAAATCTTTGATTTTCAAGATAAAGGCTTTAATGTCCGAAATTTACAGGGCGCACACAGTCTCAAAAATGAGAAAACTGTCTCAGAAATGAGACAACTTTCTCAAAATTGCGAGTCTCAAAATTGCGAAACCAGTCTCAATTTTGAGAAAGTTGTCTCAAAATTGAGACTGGTTTCTCAAAATTGCGAAAATCACGGCTCAAAAGTCGCTCCTCACAAGGATTCTGAAGCGCCTAAGATCTCTTTAGATCAATTAGATCATTTAGATCGATCTGATCAGGACGATTTTTTAAATTTTGAAAACACAGAAGCAGCGCTTTGCGCTGACAATTTACCGCCAACAAGATCGACAACTCAAAAAATTGACGATTCTAGCCTTGATCAAAACGATGGATTAGCAAACATGCCTACAGATAGCACAACTCCCGTTGATGGCGATCTTTTCCGCGGCCGCGTTGAAGATTTTATTTTGAAATCTCTTAAGTTTTCGCCGCGCGATCGCACTGCATACTTTTCCCGATTCACTCATGAGAACTGGCAAGACTGGGAAGCCAAATATAAAGCAACACTGACTCAACCCTGCTCCATGTATAGGGCGTTTACACCTGAAAAAGTTGAGGTAGCAGATCCAAATTCTCCTGAAGTTCAAAAAGCGATCGCTGAAATCCGCGAATCGTTGAGGATAAAAAATTGACACAGCTTGATATCTTCTCACTTCCCGTTCAAGGTTCTGGTGAATTGCCTAAAGCAATTATCCCAATCGATCCAAAAGTTGAGGCTGCTTTAAATTGTCTACTAGAACTCAAAAAATTAGCACTCTCTCAATTCCAAGTCGGTTCTAGAATTATCGCTGGAGATCTGCGTGGTGCGATCGCTTCTATTGAAGATGAACTAGCTCAAGTTCTATTTGATGGCGAATCCAAAGCTAGATCTGTATTTCTAGATTCTCTTGAGCTAGAAAGCAAACCAATAGCTGAAGGTTGCATTGTCAAATCCGACCTGTTCTTCAAAGGTAAGACAGCCAAAGTTATCAATTTGTATCAAATTGGCGTAGTGACAATGGCAGCTGTTGAGCTTGAACTTCAAAATTCATTAGTTAAATTCCCCTGCGGTATTAGCACTTTGGAGGTTGTAGCATGATTGCACTTGCTGGACATGGCAAAGATCCGCGACTTGTTCAACCTTCCATAATTCCAGAGTTTCAAATAGGCGATTGGGTGTATGGCAAATCAATAACAATGTCATTCTGCGAGCAAACAGTAATGATAGCTGGTCAAATCGACAATTTCTATCCATCTGTTTATAAGCACGAATATAAAAAATATGCCTGTGTTTACACAGGAGAACAGCCAAATGTTGTATGTGTTCCAGACCTAATAAAAATAGGCGATCGCATCAAAGACAAAGATGAGTTTATTGGTGTAATTACTTCCATAAATCCTAGATGCATAACCGCTAAGTCAGATGAATCAATCAAGTCCTACAACCTCGAAGAACTCAAAGATCCTAACTTTATAAAACTATGCCCATTACACATCTCGATCTCTTCGGAGGAATTGGAGCTTTCTCCGAAGCCTGTAAACGTACAGGTAAAATCAGCACCGTCGCCTATTGCGACATCGACAAAGCGGCGCAACAAGTCTACCGCGACAACTTCCCAGAGCCTAGCATCTATTCCGACATCCGAGAATATCACCCACCCAAAGGAGTCGATCTCTATACAGGAGGATTCCCCTGTACTGGAACTTCCAACGCTGGAAACAAGCAAGGACTCAATCACCCAGAATCAGCCTTGTGGTTTGAATTTCTCAGAATCATCAATGAAGGACAGCCCAAATTTGTCGTCATTGAAAATCCCGCCTCAGTCCTTAATAACGGACTACGAGCAATACTTGGCGGACTCCGAATGGCTGGATATAGTTGGGACGATCCACAAATCTTACAAGCTGCTTTCTTTGGAAGCCCCCAAAAAAGAGAAAGATTGTTTGTCATTGCCTACGCTAACAACAGGGCAAGGATCGGGACGGAATGCTGGTCAGACCAGATTGGAGAAAGCATTAAAAGACAGAGGTTTTCGAGCCGATACCCAAGCTTTGAGCGCCGAGGGGATGAGCGTGCTATTCGGATTCCCCCCGAATTGGGCAAAGTCGATATGTTCCAACCCAAAGGAATCGCCAACAGAAACGATGCAAGACGGCTATTCGGGCGAACAATCGATCTCAACTGCGCATCAGTTGTCATCAAACGAGTCCTCTATCTTGACCGAGTTTTCAGCAAATAGCATCGATGCAAAATTGCAGTTTCTACTAGAACAACGCGATCGCCTAATCAATTCTGGAGCAAGCCCCCAAGGTGTTTGGCTATCAGTTGGGCAAGTCTATAAAAAAGATTTTCGCCAAGTTGTTTGGAAATCTGCCAAAGAGCATGAATGGTTAGGCGGTAACAAGTCTCGCTATATCGGTAAAGAGAATAGCGATGAACATCTGTCTGCGATCGCCCAGCACAAGGCAGGGCAAGAGTTGAGGAAAATTGAGCGCGAGATTAAAAAATTACAGGTAAAATCATGAAGCATGAATCTTTATTGCTGGACGAGCAAAAGTGTAAACTCCTTACACAAGATGAGCAAAATCAAATTATGAGTGATTTGATTGAGTATTTAGAGTCGCTAGATCCTAGTGACTACTCGTTTCATGGCGAAAACGAGTATGGTTTCCAGATGTCAATTAGTGAATGTAGAGGCTATGGATTCTCTATTGATCTTTGCTGGAATAGTAAAAACTTATGGTGCTATCGGAATTTTGGATATGTACATCCTAATTTAGCAACTGTCTCTGGTGAATTGAGGAATGCGCTTATTAACAGACTTGGCGCAATAGCTATGAAATGGTGCGGAGTGAAATCATGAGTAATCCAATTCTTAGGGGTGTCGCACTATCCACTGAGTTTTATAGAAGCCACCGACTTGAAAACTATAAAACTGATGAAGGACAAGCCATAAGAGTACTTGACTGCCTAAACAGAACACAATTTGTTAGCTACAGCGCTGATCTGCAAATAGCGCTTGCAGAGGCTAAATCTCGCATCGATCAAGAACTTGAAGGAAGCACAGACGAAATCCCATTCTAAAAAATAATGACACATCAAGAATTCGCCTCTCTCGTTGCAAAAATGCGATCGCTACAAAAGCAATACTTTCGCGATCGCAGTCGGTCAACCCTTGACCAATGCAAGTTTATAGAACGTGAAGTCGATCGCGAACTTGAAAAGCTTTTATCGCCAGTCCAACAAACTACGCTTTTTTAAGTTCTAGTAGAGAATATAGGCGATCGCGCCGAGAATAACTTGTAGCTTACGTTTATGCGTTATCTCTTACGCGATCGCTATCTGCTTCGTTGTAGCTCCCCTTCGGGAAAATTATAGGCTTTTGTGTTTCTCCAAAATTCTCGCACAGACCCGTCGATATGATTTTCGATCAGAAATAACCAAACCTATTGATAAATAATTGTCTATGAATAAGCTAATAATCATTGACTAAATTAGATTAAAAAGTTTACCAAAATTTGCAATAAATAAATATTCGTTTATATATCTTGCTTTCATCAAATCTCACCTGAATAAATAACAGATGACTTGTTAATGCTTTGTAGGAATTGGTTAAACCCTAGGCTTGATTTTCCGTCTGTATCTTCTATTCCTTCTAAGTTTGCGTCCTGCTCAGCAAAAGGATTTGTGTAAATCTTAGGGAACACAATGTCATAATGCCATTGGTTTTGGGGAATACCTTTTAACGCTAGTTCGGTATTAATAATTTGCTTTATCCCCTTGGCAAAGCATATACGCACCGAGCCAACAGCGATCGAAAAACTCAACGCTGGTTGCGCGCCCAAGTCTCGCAGTCCCCGACGTTCACCAAGTAGCCACGGTGGAATACGGCTAATCATCCCAATCCGCGATCGCCACAGTTCGACGTTATCCCGTAACGATGTTTCATTTGCAGGTAATTGCCCAACACGCCCAACCGAAGCCCCAGCCATCAAAAACATATGTGTAACAGGCCCTTCTTTTAACCTTGCCTCATACTCAGTTTTATATTGTTGCTTGTATGCCTCATCTGTTCCTTCAGGCATAAAGTGAGTTACTGGGTTATAACCAATTTCGGCGCTGACAGCTTCAAGAACCTCGATCGCCCGTTCTAGTCTTTGCCCGTCGGCAACTGCTACCCGATAATGCGATCGCCCGTATTTATTCTTTTGCCGATAGCGCCAATGAACAACAGTAATCGGATGTAGCTTAATCGGATCTGGATCGCTGATTTTTCGATACTGCTCAAATCTAATCAGTTGACCTGAAGTAACTTGGCCATCCTGTACAAGCTTTTGATATTCGGGTAAGTCCCCTGCTTCAACTCGGAAAGTTTGCCACGTTGGAAGAAACTGTAAGCCACTAATCCGCATGTTATTGAAATCAATGGCAATATTCCCAAAGCAGTCACCATACCGCATGAAACGGTCTACAGCAATTTGAAAGTCAACCCCAGACAGCACGCGCCTTTGAAGTTCTTGCGCTATTTTCACGGTTTGAGGAAATCGGTTGAATTCATTTTCAACGATCGCAAAGCCACGCTCGTCGCCAGCTTCCGAGCCTAAAGTGTAATCGCTAAATATTTCTTGAGCAGTGTCAACTTCTGGATTATGGTCAACAAAATTCATTAATTCCCTAGCCCGACGGCTATCGCGAAAAGGAATCTCGTCTAAGTCTGGATCGTCGCGACGTTGTAATAGCGAGATAAAATTGTTATTACCTAATGACGGGCGCGAGTTTCCCTCAAACTTGGGGCGATCGCCGAAAATAGTTTTATAAAACTTTTGAAATATATTCATGGCAATTTTAACCAGTTCCGATAAGTCTAAATATTTTTCTGAAGTCGTAGCAACTAGCACAACCTTAGACGGTTTACTAATCATTGCACAGGCTATGTGTGAGTCAACTTATGGCGCAGATCGTCCGTTGGAATTGCAGTCGTTTACAGATATTGTTAACCTATACCCAGCGTCAGGAATTGCACTAATTAAACGATCGCCTGTTATTGCGGTTTCATCAATTTCAGTACGTCGCGAAGTTGATAATTTCGGTAGTTCTAGTAGTGAATGGCAGTTACTAACAAGTAATGAGTATTCTGTGGATACTGAGATTAATCAAGTCAATATCAACTATTCAAACAATTGGGGAATGCTAGGCGCAAGGCGATCGCCTATGCAAGCAAAAATTACCTACACATCGGGCTTTGATTTCAGTACAGATACGAGTCAAGAAGCCAATAACATCAGGGCAATTTGTGGGCGAATTGTTTCTTATATGGAGCAACCTATTGCGATCGGTAAGGCAAATATTACTGACGCAGTCGGGTTCCAAGCCTATGTAACATCAAATAGTTATCTGGGGGTTTTCCTAGCACCGCTAGGAAAATATAAACCTCGTGGCTAGACGTTCTAAAGATGGCAGCATAATCATTAATGTTGGCTCGGACGCGCAGAGACATCTTGACAGAGTGGCAAAACGTGAGCGAGTTGCCAGCGAAAGGGCTGCAAAACGTGAGGCGAAACGGACTGCAACAAGACAACGGCAAGCATTGAGGCAAGCTGGCAAAAGGGCGGCTCAAATGGCTAGAGCTATTCAACGTCAGCGCGACACTGCTGCAAGGCGCAAAGCTGCTAGAGAAGCTCGTAAAAATTGGCGACCAGATCCAAACAGGAAGAAGCGATCAGTTCATCCTAAAGGCGCTTTTGCAACCGAAAAATATACAAGTTATGCAAGAAGATACGAGCGATCGCGCTCATTAAAAGCCTTTGCAATAAGCGAGACAGAATATAACGTCAATGGCTACACGGTAAAAGTTATCAAAGACAAAGCTATAAGTTGTACTTGCCCAGACTTTACTCAAGATGACGGGGGGCGCGACTGGAAAGGATCTAACGCAGGTCCATTTAACCCATGCAAGCACATGATGGCAGATAGGGGTCAATACTACGTAGAAATCAGAGGTACATTCCTAGACAATTTCGGCGTGTTCCAAAGCGGAGGAGCGCTTGGAAAAATAATAAGAAGACCATTCCAAAAACTAACTGTAGATGGAGAAGCGGGCACTGCACTATCTGGCGAGAAAGCTTACTGGTACAAAATAGGAAGCGAACGATTTACAGAGGCAGGGTGGAGATTAGGTGCTGTAAGTATTGCAATATACATACAGATATAAACAACTTAAATAAACGAGCTTGTATACAAGCTTGGAACATCGCTCACCATGACGATCGCATCCGCCAAGTTAGTCGATCGCCCAAGTCGTTTTTTAATCTCATCCTTTGACTCGATCAATATTCCCCGCATTGTCAATGACCAACGAGGCGCAGTCAGTTCGGCAATAATTCTCGGATCATCAGGCAAAGCTATTTGTGGGTTGTAGTTCGGGTCAAGTGCTTCTCGAAATTTCCACCACCACTCAGCCCTTTTGTTGGCAAATGATAACTTAGCACTGCGATCGCGTTTAAATGATTTCTTGCCCGCATCCATAGCGATCGGCTCCAATCCTTGCAGCTTGGCAATATCTACAGGACTAGCACCAATCCCACCAATATCTATTTGGATAATACACTTTTGCCCTTGCATTGCGTTGATGATGTATTGAACTACTTGCATACCGTCTTGAGCTTTGATGGCTGGATATTCCTTAGTGAGAATATTTACCCCCCGCCGAATTGCGATCGCACAGGCATCTTTCCCGCCACGGCTAGGGTCACAGGCGATCGCGTCAATTGGTTCTAGTAGAGTTTTTGGTTCTAGCAGTTTTCCCCTGTTAATTGCGTCTTGCACCCAAGAAGTTGGGATAACTTGATACGGCGTATCTTGAATTCCCGATGTGAAGCCTTCAAGCATGGTGCGACGAAGTTCTTCGGGCAGTGAGTTGAGTGTGCTTTTATAGCCAGTCAGCAACAGGATCGGATTGTCGTCAATACTGGAATAAATAAACGTCCTTGACCTTGCATCAGGTGTACCCGCATCAACTTCTTTATCTCCTAAGTACCAACGAATTTCACCGCTTTGCGCTGGATTTGAATGCCGTTTATCTAACCAAGGAGCCCAACTGCTAAGAATCCACTGTCCTTCTTGAGTATCTGGCGGGTTAGTTGTAGCCACAGTTCGGCATCGTTGACCGACTACACTTGTGCGATTCCAAGTTTTTACATAGTCATAGATTGACTTAGGAAATTCTGACAATTCGTCAAATGCTTTTAGATCGTGCGCTCGGCCCTTGTATTTAACTTTTTCCTTTTCTAACTTACAACCGCCTTTCTCTACCCAGCGATCGCCATATTTAAGAATGTTGGTTTTGCCGTGAAATCGATATTGATTATCAAGTAACTCACCTTCGATCCGAGCAATCATTTCATTTAGCTGCGATGCCTCTCTTCTAAGAATTAGCGATCGCCTATGTGCCGTCAATGCTAAACCTGCAATTAAATCTGATTTACCCCCGCCTGGTTCCCCACCATATAGCAAATCGTCGGCAGGAGAATAATATGCCAATTCCTGCGGTTTGCCTTTGTATGGTTGCCATGCAATAGGAGGCAATTCTATTTCATCTTCATCAAATAGCTCATCTATCTCTTTGAGCTTGCGATCTACTCTTTGCTGTATTCCCACATTAATTTAATGACATTGCTAGCGTGAATATCGCCTCAGTATCTAGCCCCAAGCTATTTGCTAAAGCCAAAACTAGCGGATAGCCTTCTTTAATTTCTGTCGCGTATTCCCAATCAATTTGAGCAGGTTTGCCTAATCCTGCGATCGCGGATTCAACAATTTCTAGCAAATCAAGTTGATGCAAAGCTAACCTCAGTCTACGAGCATCTATCATTCTGGCAAACGGTGTAGATTGAGATGCATTTTGCAACGCGGCGATTTCAACCTCAGTAAGAGGGATGTGAGTTTGCTCGCCAGTAGCCAAATCAAAGCTAGTTCTATACATAATTACTGCCAAGAAACACTTACAACGCCAGAATCAAAAGAATCAGTACCACCAGAAGTTGTCAGTCGTAGCTGAGTAAGCTCCGCAGACAAAGCTTTAGACGCAAAAGATTGAATGGTAATGCCACCCCCCTGAAAAGAGCCAAGAAAAGCCATAGACCATAAATTAGTCGATGAGCTTATTCTACTTATGGAAATTTGTCCATTAAGCAAAGTAGTGGCAGCAATAGAAGTCGTAAGTGCAAGCCCATTAGAAATAGAAGCAGCAGCAACACTAGGTGCTGAAGTAACCACACTTACAGATCCATCATAACCAGTAGTTTCAATGCCTCCACTATCACCTAACTGGAGAACAGGAATTGAAGTACCATTGGTAGACAAACTGGCAAATTTAACCAATATCTGCGTAACCCATGACGGAATGCTCGTAACATCAGAGCTAACCCCACTTAACGAAAAAGATGCGCTCTGAGTATATGGCTGTGACAACTTCGCAGGTGTTACGTTTGCGTCAGGGATTTTTGCAGTAGTTACAGAATTAATCGCAAGCTTAGGCTCGGTTACGTTTAAGTCTGCAATCTTAGGTGTTGTAACCGAACCATCAGCAAGTCCACCGCCAAGCGAAAGCGCTTGAACTTCTATTAGAATCTGCCTTAATAAATCCGTTTCTGTCGCATTCATTGTGTAAATTCCTTTAGAGTTCAAGTCGCGAAAACCATTGAGAATACCTCTTAATGAGTCGATCGCAGTAGACATTTAACGACCTTGGATAATTCTTAAATAGTCAACTTGCAAGTTACGAGCCGCAGCACCTGGGTTTTTAATTCCAAAAAATGGAACCATCGCCACACCAGTGGGAAAAGTAGCAACGTTGACGTTATATTCAGAGGCAAATTTAACGTCATTGGCAAAAACTTTTAGAGTCGTACCGCCGTCAAAGTGAAGCTGTAAACGCACGTCGTTAGTTCCGTCGTTTGCAACAACTTGAGTGGATTCCTGGACAGTTTGACCGCTAGCCTTGTGAGTCCAAATCCATTGAGTTGGCGCATCGTGGTCAATCGTAAAACCAAATAAACCAACGTCTGCAAATTCAGTTGTAGTGTCTGCCATAAAGTTCGCAGCGTTAGCCGCATGAGTCGCAAAGCCGACAAAGTACGCGCCGTTAACCGTGCTTGAAGCTCGGACTTTAAACTCAGCCCACAATGCTTTACTAGAGTTTGCAGTGATATTAAAAAAGTCATTACCGCCAGTCGTAAAGCCATCCAAGCTTAAATACTGTTCATCGTTTGCAGTTGCCGTGCAAGCAATTTGGAGTCTACCACCAGCACCGTCTACAGACGTGACGTTACCGTTACCGTCACCAGTGTATCGCCATCCGAATGGTTGCAATGTGGTCGCAACGCTCGATCCTTGTGAGCGGATAAAGTCTTCAAGATACTCAAAAAATAAGTTTGGGGAGAAAACAAGCGGCGCTCTAGTTTGCCCCCAAAACGAACTACCCCCATGAGGGATATAGTCAGGAGCGAAAGCAAGCTTTGCTCTCTCCAATGCAGCTAATGCGGCAATCTGATCATTTGTGGTCATAGCTCTTAGTTTCCTTTCCTGTTCTAATTGATTTTGATTTTTCGGGCTTAGGATAGGTCAAATTTAAGTCAGGGCAATGACCTACTTTTTGCAATTCTGGACAAATGCGATCGCCTCCTAAGTTGGTGCAAATCTTTTCGCCACAAGTTTCACAAATTAAAATGCCCTGACTGTTTTTAATCATGATTAAAAGGGTGCATCAGTAACGCGAACCTCAACAACTCGAAGCTGTTGCTCAGAATCAATTGCGGGATCGACATCAAGATCGCCGACGATACGATCTGCTGTCCAGATCCAGTCGTCAACCATTTGGAAGTTGTCTTCAGTCGCTCGGCGCATTTCAGGTTCCATGCCAGTCGCATTGGCTACTGCATAAAATCCCATTGCAATACAAGCTCTAGTAGTTTTAGCGCCGTCGCCAAAAGTCGTAGTAAACACGCCTTCAGTACCAGCCGCACCGCCAGCAAAAGCAGTAGATTGAAACAAGTGGAATCCGCAAGCGGTAAGCATATAGCCCGACACAGTTGGCATATCCGCGTTAGTAACTTGAGTCAACATTTCGGTTAAGTACTCAACCGACATTTTCTCAGTATTGCGATTGTTAGAGGTCAGCGAGTTGACTAGAGGTACTAGACTCAAAGGATTGCCAACTAAAATAAGGGAGCCCATTGCGTCAGTATCAATATTCAGAGCACCAGTCATGTATGCATAAAGAGCATTCAAGAAAGACTCCGAAAGCGCTCCATTGTCACCCGCATTAACATCTAAAGCAGTTGTAGTTACCGAGCCATTGTCGTTATAAACAATCCTAGTAGTCGCTAACAAACGAGTCCTAATACACAAATCAAGATCGGCTTCTTGATGCTTGCCCAATTTCTTCATGACTCGATTTTCCAAAGGAATCATTGAATATGCCGAGAGGAACTGCGGAATCGAAACAGGAACAGTTAAGCCTCTTCTCTGCAAAGTCAAAGTTACCGAGTCAACAACATATTCTTGGCGAGTTGCTCCAGGACCAGCAAGAGGCATCAAGTTGGTTGAAACATCAGACGCGGGAGGAATATCGCGATCGCGAGGAACTTGAATTGTGTCGCCTGGTCCTTTGCCTAATTCCGGATTCTTAAAAGCAAATTGCCAAAAGACATAAGTACCACTATGAGTAGTTCTCATAAACGCACTTAGGTAGTCAAGCAGTGCTGGCAAAATATCAGTTCTAGCAGTCGCCGCCGCCTTGTCAGTTAAGCCGCGTAAAAAGCCATGCTTCTTAACCATCACCTCCATCTCTTGACGAAGATCGGCTTTATGCTTCAAGAAAAAGCTATCAATTGTTGAAGTATCTCGTTGCAAATATTGAATACCGCGCAATTGATTGGTATACATTTTGCTGTCTGCTTTTGCCACGCATTCAACAAAATCTTTAAATAATCCTGTTTCCCGATCGCGATCGCTTGCTAGCAATGTATTAACGCCTGGCATAGACACACCAGATTTATCGGAAATTGGATGCGAATGACCAAGGGCAGTAAAAACATTAGCTATGGCGGCTTTCTGATTTTGAGCATCTGCCAAATCAGACTTAGCTTTATCAAGTTCAGCTTGCAAAGTCTTGATATCAGTTTCAAACTTTCCCTCAACTTTCTTGGTTACATCTTCAGTTACCGAGGCGATCGCAACCTTCAACATACTCTCAAGTTGAGATGCAGCCAAAGTCACAATCTGATCTTTCTGTTCTGGTAGAACTTGATCGGGTTCTGCGGTCGCGGTTGAAATAACTTCCTTGTTTTTTGCTGCTTCGATCGCGCTTTGTTCAGTAACCGCACCTGTACCAGTCACAGGCGGAAATTCTGAAGCGATCGCACGAACTGGTCTAGGTTTCAATTGCTTAGTCATTTGTGCGAAATTTGTGCAGTAACTTTATGATTGATTCTACTACCAAATAAAAAATATGCGCGTCAAAGTCTTGTTTACCGACAATTTGGTCTCGCGGAATCGTGCGCGATGGTCTGCGGCAGAAATTCAAAAAATGCCTTCACTAATAGTTGGTCATCGTGGAACACTTGATCACGCCTGGGGAAGTGTTGCAAATCGGTGGGGAATTGTAGTTAGCGCCAATGCTGTTAAGGGGGAAATCCCCAAGGATTTGTCACCAGAGGAAAAAGCCGTAGTAGACAAAGAAGGTTACTGGTATGCAGAATGTGACATTGAAGTAGCGATCGCGAATGTCCCCAGTCGAGCATGGTTAGCTGAGATGATTCGAGGTCTGCTGCTTAGCGAAAACTCCATAGGCTTCAGTTATCGATATATGCGTTGTCCTAATTGTGAGTGCGCAGCAGGAGACCTGCGATCGCCTAAATGCCCTAACTCTTATGAAGATATTTCTTATTACGAGCGTGTTGATGTGCAGGAAGTTTTTGAAGTAAGCTTTGTGGAAATTCCCGATGTTCGCCGCGCCCGAATCTTGGAAATTGACGGTGTAAGTGTGGAGCAATTGGCGCAAGACGGAGTAGTTGATGTAAAGCTAAAAAGCGCTACAGCCAAATATGAAAACATCAACTTTCGCCCACCACAAGGCGCAAGGGACGAGGCAGAGAAAGGACTAAATTGGCGCAAGGAATTTGGGAGAGGCGGAACTGCTGTAGGAATAGCTAGAGCGCGTGATATAAAAAATGGTGTTGAGCTTAGTCCCGATACATTGCGACGGATGAGATCATTTTTTGCAAGACATGAAGTTGACAAACAAGCAGAAGGATTTAGGCAGGGTGAGAAAGGTTACCCAAGTAATGGGAGAATTGCATGGGCATTATGGGGCGGTGATGCAGGGCAAGCATGGGCTAACAAAGTAGTAGATCAAATGGACTCCGAAGACGAGGAAAACGAGGATGATTAATTTAATTGCTGGACTAATTGCGATCGCTACTTTTATGATTTGGGGTCACTTTCTACTAGAACGAACTTGGCAAGTTGCTGACGATCTTGACGCTGGTTTCTTTTGGTCAATAAT